ATTGACTATCCGGTCTACCGGATCTGTATGGATCCCAATGTCCGCATCATGATTGTCTCGAAGTCACAGCAGAAGGCAACAGAATTTATCTACGCTATTAAACAGCGTTTGACTCACCCATCGTGGCAGAAGCTACAACTCGCTTACGCTGCTGGCTCAGGCTTCAAGTCTAAGTCAGCCACATGGCAGGCTACGCAAGTCTACCTCGGAGACGAACTGCGTGACTCAGACCAGAAGGATCCTACGATTCAAGCAATCGGTATCGGAGGACAGGTATACGGTGCGAGAGCAGACCTGATTATCCTAGACGACTGTGTGACTATGTCGAATGCCCACGAATACGAAAAACAAATTCGATGGATTCAACAGGAAGTCCTTACTCGTCTCGGGCCTACCGGCAAGCTTTTAGTCCTTGGAACTCGAGTAGATTCCATTGACCTCTATAGAGAACTCCGTAACGGTGAACGCTACCCGACAGGTAAATCACCTTGGACATATCTGGCCATGCCAGCAGTTCTAGAGTTTGCAGAAGACCAGAAGGACTGGAAAACACTTTGGCCTAAATCAGACCGCCCTTGGCAGGGCAGCGATGAAGAGGCAGACGAAGACGGTCTATACCCACGCTGGGATGGCAAGTATCTATCCATGCGTAGAAGTGCATTAGACCCAAAGACTTGGTCGATGGTTTACCAGCAAGCAGATGTTGATGAGGACTCAACCTTCAACATGACTTGCGTTAAAGGTTCTATCGACAGAATGAGAATGATCGGGCCAATCGTTCCGGGCAATCCCGGACACCCCGAGACAGTAGAAGGTCTCACCATCATCGCAGGGCTTGACCCAGCGATAGTTGGTGATACGGCGGCAGTTGTTGTAGCTGTAGATCGTAGGAGAAAGAAAAGATATATCCTCGATGCTGCGACTATAACTAAACCGTCACCGCAAGCCATCCGTGATCTCATCACTACATTTACGGAAAAGTACAAACCATCGGAATGGATGGTTGAACGAAACGCCTTTCAGGGTTATCTGACACAGGATGAGAATTTACGGCAATGGTTAGCAAGTCGTGGTGTGCTTCTTCGGGAACACACTACTTCTAGAAATAAGTGGGATGTTGGATTTGGTGTCGCTGCAATGGCTTCCTTGTTTGGAAGCGTTGAATCCAATGGTAAGCACCATCGAGATAACTTGATGCACTTGCCTTCAGATAGACACGAAGGCATCCGATTACTTATTGACCAGTTAGTAACATGGTCGCCAGAGACTAAGAACAAGACAGACCTTGTTATGGCCCTCTGGTTCTGTGAGATTAGAGCAAGAGAGATCTGCCAGTTTGGTGAGTATGGCGGAAAGTTCGTACACAATGAATTCCTCACCCGAGCAGATGCCGAAAAGCGACAGGTCATCAACCTTGATGAGTGGGCCGCAGATCGCCGTTTGGCATAAGGAGAAAAATGCTTTCAGTTCAAGAAGTTGCAGCTAAGGTTGAACGCCTTAAAACACGCAACATGGATCGTGATCGCCGTATGGCAGATGTTCTTGCTGTCCGTCAAGGTCGTATGCAAGATGTTTTCTTCGGTCAGTTCTCTGATGAGTATCCGAAGCCACTCATCGCTAACATGGTTGACATCGCAGCTCGTGACCTTGCCGAGGTAACTGCCCCTCTTCCAGCAATTAACTGTGCCTCTTCCAACATGACCTCCGACTCAGCTCGTAGAAAGGCTGAGATTCGTACACGCATTGCCAACCACTATGCCAATAAGTCTGATCTACAACTTCAGATGTATCAGGCAGCAGACTGGTATTACACCTATGGTTTTGCAGCAGGTATGGTGGAGATTGACTTTGATACCAACAATCCACGCATTCGTATGCTCAATCCTTTCGGTCTTTACTTTGAAAAGGATCGCTTTGGCTCAGTAGTTGCTATGGCTCAGATCATTATGTCTGATTCAGAGACTCTATCTTACCAATATCCAGAGTATAAGGCTCAGATCAACAGCAAGTATCGTATGAAGTCTACGATTTCCATGGTTCGCTACCATGATAAGTATCAAGATTTAATCTTTTTACCGGAGTTAGATAACCTAGTTCTATCTAATACCCCTAATCTTCTAGGCAAAATCCTTGTAGATGTAGCAGAACGACCAACAGTTGATGGTCAAACTCGTGGTCAGTTCGATGATGTCCTACCAGTTCAGATGGCTAAGGCTCGATTTGCACTCCTTCAGCTTGAAGCAGCGAAGAAGTCAGTCAATGCACCTATCGCTATTCCACCAGATGTCCAAGAATTTACCCTTGGCCCAGATGCTTTGCTTCGATCTAACACACCTGAAAGAATCCGTAGAGTTCCAATCGAACTTCCTAACGGAGTCTTTGCTGAATCACAGGCACTTGAGCGTGAACTCCGTATGGGTTCTCGTTATCCGGAAGGCCGAACAGGTCAGATCGATGCATCTATTGTTACAGGTCGTGGCGTTCAAGCCCTTATGGGTGGCTTTGATTCACAGATCAAGGCAGCACAGGCAGTCTTTGCTCGCTTCTTTGTAAACCTTATCGGTATTGCATTCTGTGTAGATGAGCAAGTATTCGGTTCAACTCAGAAAACTATTCGTGGATCCGATGACGGAACACCATACGAATTAAAATACACACCATCGAAAGACATCAACGGTGATTACACAGTAGATGTCCAGTATGGCCTCATGGCAGGACTAGATCCTAACCGTGCTGCAATCTTTGGGTTGCAACTTCGTGGAGACAAGTTGATTTCTCGTGACTTCCTCCGCCGCAATCTTCCATTCTCAATTAATGTCACACAAGAAGAACAACGAATCGACATCGAAGAACTTCGTGACTCATTAAGAACCGCAGTAGCACAATACGCAAACGCAATCCCAATGCTTGCTACTCAGGGTGGGGATCCAACAGAAGCTGTTAAGAGGCTCGCCGACATCATTGAAGGTCGAGCAAAAGGTCAAGCATTGGAGTCAATCGTTGCTAAAGCGTTTGCTCCAGTAGAACAACCGGCAGCGACTGCGATGGCCCCCGGTGCTTCGCAACCCCCTATGGGGGTTCCGGGAGCGGCCCCGGCTGCCGGTTCCCAAATGGTATCTGGCCCCGGCCAGTATTCTCGTAGAACTGATCTAGCACAAGGTGGAACCCCACCGATGGCTGATCTTTTAGCTTCCCTGACTGGGGCGGCTTAACACGCATCTGGAGGTGCAATATGTTCGGAGTAAAAAAGGGTGCAGTAGCTAAGGCTCTAGTTCTTGGCCCAATCATGGGTAAGAAGTCTGCATCAGGCAAGGCAGGAATGCAGAAGCTTGGCGAAACAGGAAAGCCAGCATCAGCATCAGGAAAGAAAGCTAAGTAATAATCTTAGGAGGGCGAGTCAATGTCAGAAGATAACTTCGATGAACTCGATGATATGTTTGTATTGGCTCGCCCTGCAAAGAAAATAGATTTTGTTTACGCAGTAGCAGATTTACTATATAAAATAAGTTATTCATTCGCAGATTTCTTCTCATTGATAACAAAGGTTATCCATTCACATTCTGTTAACGAAGCAAAGAAACAGTATATGTGGGAGAAGATGACCAAAGACATTGAAAAAATGGAGGCTAAAGATGGCTGAAGGCCCATACATTGGTAGGCAGGCAGCACAATCCATTACCGGTGGAGCATACGGTGAGAACACAGAACTCACACAACTACAAACTGCTCCCGGAGTTCCATTAGCAGCAACTGAAACAGGTGCAATGGGTGGCGGAATGGGCCCTATGATCGCAGCACCTGCTATGCCAAACAGAAATTTTGCAACACCTAATCCAAATGTAGATCAAGAGATTACATTCGGTGCAGCCTTTGGTGCTGGCCCGGGTAATGAAGTATTACCTATCCCACCACAAGCACCTGACGAAACTGCCACACTTGTCCGTCAACTTATTGCCCTATATCCAGATCCAGACTTGGTTCGATTAGGTCAAAGATTAGATTATGAGAAGCGTTAATGGCAGGAAAAACCGGAGGCACATTTGGTGCTGGTAGTCTCGGTGCATCGTTAAGTTCAATTCCTCAAGAAGGAACAGCAGCTTACGATACATACATTCAGGCCCAGCAATCTAAGTATTTAAGTCCAGACTTTGCCAAGCAGTTAGCTGCTATGGCTAAGGCCTACCCTGCTGCATCTGTTGGCACGGTCATGGGTCTTACAAAGTCTGGTGCTGTTATTGGTGGCAATACAGCCAATGCTATGACCACACTCGATGGATCAGCATTGATTGATGCACAGCGTAACGCAGCCATTGCTGCTGCTGCTAAGTTAAAAGAGCAGAACTCTGCGAAGAAGGGTTCACCTGCTGACTTCTTAGCACCACTTACTCGTACTGCTTTCATGCTTTTATCAACACCATTTGAAATGCTAGAAGCCACTGTTCGTAACGGTGTATCTGGCAAGGGTGGTCTTAATACATTTGATGAAACTCAAACAGGTCAAGCTCTTATCAACCTTTTCAAAACAGGCAAGATTGATGTAGGTACTGGTTTTCTTAGTGCAGATCCAAACTCTGCGGTAGGTAAAGCATTACTTAATGCAAAGATTGCTGCTGGCCCTACGATGAAGGGTGGAGTTCCTTGGACTTATTCAAGTGGACTTACACAAGCACTATTCGATAACCCAGAGACTAAAGCAGCTCGTACATTCCAAGCCATTTCAGGATTCGTTCTCAATCTAGCAGCAGATCCACTTACTTATGTTCCCGGTGTAGGTTTAGTTAAGATCGGTAAAGAAGCTGGAAAGGTTGGCGTAACACTTCGTGTTGGGCCAAAGGCCGCAGCTCGTGCAGCAGAAGCGAAGGCAGCACCGATCAAGGCTGTGGCTCGTGATGTTGAAGATGTCATGGGTGATGTTACAAAGGTTCGAGCAGAAGCACGAGCAGCATCAGGCGACATCAATATGCTTGAAGCAGACATCATCAAACACCAAGATGATCTCAACACTATTGCCGAAAAGGTAGATAACACATACCAGACTTATTACAAAGCAAAGTCTGAAGCAGATTTATTAGATGCAGAATACGGACAACTCCGTCAACAGCGTGACACTTTACTTGCAGGTCTTAAGACTGCAACTGATACAAAGGGTCAACTTGTAGGTGAGGCTCGTAGAGCTGAAGATCTTATGGCTCACCGTATTGAACTTAATACTGCTGGTCGTGCAGCAGAAGTTCAAAGCATCCTTGATGAAAAAGGTTTTGATGAGGTAGTCCGTATAGGACAAACACTCACAGAGCAAGAGCAGTTGGCTCCCGGACTTATCCACACTCTTGATGAAGCAGCCCTTAAGAAGGGTGATCGTGCAGCGACTCAAGGTATCCGCAATGGCGTAGATGCTGTAGTTCGTGTAGCAGCAAAGCAGAAGCCACGCCTTATCAAGTGGACAGCTCTTATCAAGGCTGGAGATTCACCACAAGCAACTCGTGTATCTAACGAGATTGGTTCTAACCTTATCGATGTTGGAACTGCTGCTGGAATCCAAGAGTCTAAATTGCAAGGTGTTCTCGATGTAATCGATACACCCGGTGCAACACACGCAGAACTTATTCAGTCAGCACAGAAGGCTGGAATTACAGAACAACTATTTGCAGCATACGAAAGATCCGGTATCCAAGGATTTGAAAATGTCGGTGCCACTCGTGGTATGGGTGGTGGAGGATACGCTTACTTCCCACGGACAGTAGATCCATTCGATGCAAAGATTTCTGACTTTGGTCGCTTCAAGGCTGATGCTATTAACTCACCTGACATCAACGATCTTGGTGTTCAAGCACTTACAACCAAGGGTGCAATTACCCAGCAGGTTACAGGGCTAGTCGAAGGTGCAGCAGCACCTCGCCTTACAGTCATGGAACAACTTGCCAACATAAACAAAGAACTTTCCGAAATGGGCAAGGTTACAAAAGGTGTCCAAAAGGAACTCGACAAGGCAGAACAGGCTTGGAAGAACAACCTTAAGTATGTTCAAGATCGAGTCAAGTCCGATGATGAAGCTCGTATGCTTCTCGAAGAGGCACGAGGTCGTAAGGCTCTAGCGATGGAAGCAGAGTTCGGTCTTATGACTGTAGGCGGTAAGCAGATCCTTGATTACCAGCAAGCTGCTAAGGCATTCTTTGGCCCAATGGGTCAGAACGCTGCAAAGTTTATTGCTATCCACTACGGCCCAGAACAATACGATGATCTATGGCGAGCAATGAATGGCAACATTACAGTTGATCTAGCCAAGCGTTTGGCTGCTGCTACTTCCGAGAAGGAAGTTATGGGTCTACTTGCCGGTGAAGTCGGACTAGAACTATCTCGTGGAACACGAGTCGGACTTGCAGTTCAATCTCGTGCAATCCAATTCCAGTCAAGTTTCTATGCACCTAACTCATTGAAGTTGCACCATGAAGGTTTTGCTAACTTCCTGCTCAATGCAGAGAACGAAGCAAGAATGTTCCTGAGAAGCAATAAAGTAACTGCACCGTTTACACGGTTTGCACCTACTAGAAATCTTATTCACCTAGACGATGTAGATACATTGGTCAAGGAAATGAATGACACTTTGCCATTCCTTAAGGCATCTGCTGAATTACAGAAGACATCCATTAAGGCCATGATGGCAGCTACAACCTCAACTGAACGCTTCAATGTATTCATTGACACACTTAAGTCTTTGGTTAAGGAGAAGGCTCCTAACCTAACAGAAGAACAAATCCGTATGCTTAATGATGCGGCTCGAGTATTTAAGAAGGAAGCAGATGCTAACCGAAAGTTCTTGGCACAGGTTGCTGGCAAGGACATCGGCACACGAGAATTTAAGGTCGCTGGAAAGACCCAGAAGTTCACACAACTGGATCCACTTATTGACTCTCAACTTGCAAATTTTATCAAGTGGCCTGACATCGACTCAATCCGTCAGCTCACAGGAAAGACAAGAAACCTCTTCTCCGGATCACAGAATGCACAGCAACTCAGAACAGTAACTACTGATCTCTTTGATTCATTCTTTAAGCAGACAGTTCTTGTGGGTCGTGTTTCATACATCCTACGAAACATCGGTGATATGCAGGTTCGTTCATTCCTTGGTGGATCTACAACCTTGTTCAACCACCCATTGCAGTTTGCTGCAATGATGATGGCTAACCCAGAGGGTAATGCAATCGCTAAGTTTGCTACTCGATGGTCTCGCTTCGACAATACAGTCTTTGGCACAAACTTCAACAAAGCAGTTGAAGAGATGGATGCAATCGGCTTTAAGTCAGCAGCACTTGCAGATGCAGATAAGTTTGCTGTAATGATGTCTCGATCTATCGGTGTTGGTATGGGCCAAGGCACTCGTGGTCTTTCACAGATCCTGCCTACTGGTATGCGTTTCATTACACCAGAAGAACGAGGATTCAATCGGGCATGGGCCGGAGCAATCCTTCAGTTCCGTGAATCAGCTATGGCTCGTTTAGTTGCCGGTGGTCTTACTGGTGGAGTCAAGGGTGCCAATGGAAAGATTACTCCTTGGTTCAAAGAAGCAGAAGCTTTTGTTGCTAAGAAGCAAGCACAGGGAATGGATCTATCTCGTGATTACGAGAAGTTCATTGTTGACTTTATGTTTGAGACAGAGCAGGGAATCCTGCTTCGTACACAGATTGCCAAGGTTGATGAACTCAATCGTGCATTGATGCTTGATGCAGACGAGACTATTGCTCGTCAGGCTATGGAGAATTACTTCAAGGTAGTCACAGAAGGTGTTGATAATCTATCTGGTGGCCGCCAAGAGTTGCGTGACTTTATCTCTGGTAAAGCAATGGTTGCAGTAGATGGCAAGAGAACTCCCGGATTTAATCCAAAGGGAACTCAGTCAAAGGATGTATGGCTTGCCAACATTCTTAAGGGATATGTTGATTCAACAGACATCTCAAAGGCTATCGGTCAACTCAAGCTTCCAACAGATGATGTCCGTGCCGTTGCATCCTTCAAGGGTCAATGGGATCGAGCAGCATCTAAGTTCTTCCAAGTCTCTGCATCGATTGAAAAGCGAGCAGCACTTGGCCCAGAGTTTAAGCAGCAATACTGGAACGGTGTTGCTGAGAACATGAACCTTCTTACCAAGGATGAGGCAGTTAAGATCCTTGCTATTGCCGAGAAGGAACTTCGTGGTCTCAAAGTCTTTGGACTTAAGGCAGGGTTTGAGAACCCATCATTGGTTCGTATGCGTGAAGCAATCAAGACACTCGATGATCGAGGACTTGCTGCCGATGATATGCATACAATCGCAAATAACTTTGCTGCTAATAAACTACAGAAGCTTTACTACGATGCAATGCGACAGAAGCAGTATGCAGTCGCAGCTCGTTTAGTGGCTCCTTTCGCAGCAGCGTGGGGTAACACTATTGCTACTTGGAGCAAGTTGATTGGCACAGATGTAGCCAACACCTTCCGTCTACAAGGCAAGGCTCGTACTTACAAGGCTGCTAATGCTTTTGAATTCTTAACTCATCCAGAGACTGGTGTTATTTACGAATGGACTGGTCAGAACTGGAATGACCCAAGCCAAGGATTTATCTACAAGGATCCAACCTATGGTGATCCTCGTATGGTTATCCCTCTGGCAGGTAATGCACTTGGCTGGATGCTTTCAACAGCAACCGGTGAAGCAGTTCCATCGATGCCAACATCGCTATCGATTCCATCTTTGAACCTTGCATTCAGCAACGAATTGCTACCGGGTGTAGGCCCTGCAATCCAACTCTCAATAGGTCGACTAATCCAAAGCCAAGAAGGTTGGGCAGCAGATCAACTCCGTGATGTGATTTATCCATTCGGAGCCCCTGAAGGTAAGACTGGAATTGTCGAATCTTTTACACCTGCTTGGGCCCAAAGAGTTCTTTATGGTCTAGGTGTTAACTCCTTTGAGGAGAAGAGTATGTCTACTCTTCGACCATTGATGACATACCTTGCATCAACTGGCAACTATGGAGAATTCCCACTTGGTGGAGAAGCACAAGCAAAGCTTCTTGAAGATGCAGGTAGAGTCAATCGAGTCCTCGCCTTATGGCGTGGTATCACACAGAATGTGGCTCCCGGATCTATTGCACCTCAGATTCTTGCAAAGGACAAAGAGGGTGAACTCCATGTTCAAGCTCTTATGTTTAATGACTTCTTGCAGATCCGTGCAAACAACCCAGACAGTTATGAAATTGCTGTAGCCAAGTGGGCTGATAAGTATGGCGAGTCAGCACTCTTTGCTCTGGTATCTGGATCTCGTGGTGGTATTACACCTACCGGAGATGCATGGAATTTCTATCAAAACAACCGCAAGGATGCCAATGCCTTGCCAAATGCGTTTGCCCTCTTCTTCCCCGGTGGACAATACTCACAAGAATTTGCTAAATGGCAAGCACAGCGTGGCCAGCGATTCAAGTTATCACCTGCCGAAATGCAGATGGAAGCGGCTCGTTATGTATACACAGCTCGTAAGGCTAAGTTACAAAGCGATGAGGCCATCGCTATCCAGCAGGGTGCAGATCCAAAGCAAGCCCATCAGGTCTACATGACTCGTAAGGCAGCAATGGATGATGACTTTGGTGGACAGCCAGACTTCCGTGCAGCAGGTGTTCCTCGTGAGACACTTGTCAAGGAAGTAACTCAGGCTCTTAGCAACCCTAAGTTTGCTGAAACCGAATCAGGTAAGGGCTTGGCTAAGTTCTTACAGGCTCGTGAGTCAGCGTTGAATTCTGTTGCAGAAGCAGGATACAAGACACTTACAGGTAAAGCTGTTGAAAATGTAGCACAATGGTTAGACCAAACTGCTTACCAGATAATCTCCGAACACCCAGATTTCTCTGTAATGTACTGGCGTGTATTTGCAACAGAGACAGGAAATAACTAATGGTTGATCTAAACAAGAATGGAATCGATGATTCCTTGGAAAAGACATCAGGAACTAATCCTTATGCTGCCCCTTCAGTAGGTGGTGGAAACTCATATCCTGCACAAGGAACTGGTGTATTCCGCCCGGGTGTTGTCTTTACTGATCCAAGGACTGGTAAGAAAACAGATGTAACTGGCAAGATTTATTCTGCCCTATATCAAGTTTCAGACCTTCAGGTGTATCAGATTCTTGGAGAACAGATTAAATCTTTATCAGATCAGAACCAAGTTAAAGCTCTTTTGATTCAAGGTGGACAACTTGCTAAGTCTGATTTCCAGACTGCCTATTGGGGCAAGGCTGACACAGAAGCATTTAAGAAACTTCTTGGCGAAGCCAATGCTGATGGTGGTCGTACATGGCAAGAGAAGTTAGCAGCCATTGGATCCGGTGGTGGAGAACCAAGAACAACAACTCAGAGAGTCTCAAGTATCTCAACTAAAGAAGAAGCACAAGCAATCGTTCAGAATGCACTTCGTGCAAAACTTGGTCGTGATCCTCGTGATGCTGAATACAATCAACTACTTCAAACTCTTACATCTGCTGAGAAGGCTAATCCTTCAATCACCACACAGACACAGACAGCACCGGGTCAATACTCAACTACAACAACTGGAGGCCTATCGATGGCTGGCAAAGGTCAAGTAGTTGAACAGGCGATTATGGCTAACCCAGAGTTAGAAACAGAAGCAGTCAACAAAACTCTTAATTCATACGGCGATGTTATAGCGAAGATTGCAGGTGTCCGATAATGGCTGAACCATTAAATATTGATGCACTCTTAGCGGAAGCCGAGAGAGTCCGTGCAGCCAACGCTGCCGCTTCAGCAACTGCAAAAAAGAATCAAGCTAAAGCAAAAATCGATCAGAGAAATAGAGAAGCTGTAAAAGGCTTTGAGGTATTATCAAGTCGTATTGTTCCAAGACTTGATGAACTTAAGAAGCAGATTACAACTGAAGTAGCTTTAGTTTCAGCAGGTGTAAGACAACCAGAATTCTTGAAAAGTCTTGTTGATAAATATAATGGTTTGCTTAAAGAGCAAGCAGATTATATTAAAAAAGCAAATGATATTTCTACTGGTATTTTAACCCTTGATTCTAAAAACAAACTTGTATCTACAGGAAAAGGAATGTCCGAGGCAGGCGGAACTGCTGCCGAAACTGTAGTAGATTCCGATGGCGATGGAATTCCAAACAACATTGATCCAGAACCATACACAGCCAAGGGTTCAGCATCGCAATCTAAAGTAGTTGGTGGCCAAACTGTTGTAGATGAAGTAGCAGGTGGCGATAAAGGTGGCAACAAGGGTGGTAATACCGGTGGCAATACTGGTGGAAACACCGGAGGCAATACCGGCGGTGGAGATAAATTCACCGGCAAGGGAACTGCTGATAAGCCATACCTGAAGAACGGTAAGCCATTTACAGGAACTGCTGGCGGTAAAACTTATCAAGGTGGAATCGTTATAGATCCAAATGCCTTGACACCAGAACAGCAATCAAAGCTTGGTGAATACGGTAGCAAGTATCTTATTGATTACTTTAAGGCTAACTACCCAGACATCTACAAGAAGCTTGAAAGCATGGCACGACTCGGTGAGTCTGCCGCCAATGTTGAGGCATACCTTTCAGGAACTGCTTGGGCTAAAGATGTCAATCAAAGAACTTATGCACTTATTGGTGCAGCCGAACTTGCCAATGGTCTTAAGTTAGATCAGGCAACTAAAGATACTTACAGAGATCAATACCTTGCCAAAGTCAAGAGCATGGATGAGATTAAGTATGACATTGGTCTAAAGACTATTGCTCAGTTCCAGTTGGATACAGTTAAGCCAGATGTTGCTAACTCTATCCGTGCAGGAAATACCTTTGCTCAGGCTGCTGCTGACTACATCGAGATTTATCGTAAGAACCTTGAGATTGCATCATCTGCTTTTAAGATAGATGATAAGCAATTCCAGACACTTCTTATCAGTTCATCTAATATCAGCGACTTTGAGAAGAAGCTTCGCCGGACTGACCAGTATCTATCTCAGCCTAAAGTCCAGCAACAGATCAATGCCAACAAGATTATGGTTACTACCAAGTATCGTCAGTTTGGCTTGGCCCTTACTGCGGCAGCAGCAGATAATCTTGCAAAGAATGTTTTCCTTGGAGATACATCTAACGAACAGATTGATGAGAACCTTCGTCAAGAAGCAGTAAAACTCTTCCCAGCGTTCCGTGATCGTATCCTCAACGGAGAGTCTCCACTATCTATCGCAAGCCCTTACATCGGTGCAATCTCTCGTATCCTTGAGGTGCCAGAAGGTTCACTAGATCTAGAGGATCCAACTGTTCGTAAAGCAATGATTGGCTCAACAACAACTGTCGGAGACAAGACTTCATCAACAGTCACTCCATTGTGGCAGTTCGAGCAAGACCTATACAAAGATAGTCGTTGGCAATACACAGCCAACGCAAGAGCTAAAGCTGACAGCATCTTAGTTGATGTCGGTTCGAGATTCGGAGTGATTCCATAATGGCAGAAAAAGTAAAGGCTAAATCCGGAGATACGCTTTCTGGTATTGCGAAAGCCCAAGGCACTACTGTTGCCCAGATCCTTGCTGATAACCCGACACTTGCAGCTCGACAAGCAGCAGGACAAACAGTTCTTTTTAGTGGAACAACCGTAAAGATCACAGCTCCTCAGCAAGCGACCAATCCTTATGCTGCTGCAACATCAGGCCCTGCCGCAGGTGCAGGAACAAATGTAGGAACAGCAAGTGTTCCATTTGATGCAGCCGCTGATGCATTACGCAGACTTACATCTGGACAGACATTAACTGATGCTGAAAAGAAAATTCTTGGCATGGGTAATACAGGTGCAACAACTACCGATACAACTTTAATCCCAGATGGATCAGGAGATAATCCACCTGCTGGAGTAACTGAAACTGGTCGAGTAGATAACGGTGATGGAACTTTTACAGTTACATATAGCGATGGAACCACAAAGGTTATCGGCACAAAAACAACTACTAAAAAAATAGTTCGTCAGTATTACTCCGGATCCGGTGCCAACCGTATTCAAATTACTGAATATGATGATGGCACAAAAGATACAATTCCTGCCCCAGAAGCAGCAGCAGGTCTAGGTGCAGACGATGTAAATAAACTTATTCAAGCTGCTATCGCCAATCAAAATGCAGAATTCCAAAAGATGCTTGCTGCACAACAGAAGCAACTTGAAACCGCTAAAGCGGAGCAGATCGCAGCCCAGCGTAAGTCAGCATTCGATGTTATCCGGGAACGCTTTACCCAGATGGGTATTAAAGAGGTTGGAGATGACATTGCTGCAATCTTTGCTGGCAAAGGCACAGATCGTTTTGGCAAGGCATTTGATGAAATCCCTACAACTTCAGAAGGTTTCTACCTTCAGTTGATTAACACTAAGTCTTACTATGAACGCTTTGGCAAAGTCAATGAAGCTCGTCTCAATGCTGGATACAAGGCACTAGATGAGAAGACAATCGTTGGAATGGAAGATGAATACCAGAAGGTATTGACTTCATACAATATGCCAACAGGCTTTTACGATCAGACTACAGACTTCCAATCTTTCCTAAAAAACAACCTCACTAATGTCGATGTTGCAAACATCATTCAGGCATATCGTGACTTTGTGACAACAGGCACAGATTCCAATGTTCGTAAGCAACTTAAGGATCTATACGGTATCGGTGACGAAGCCCTTACTGCATACATGATTGACCCAGCAAAGGGTCAGGGAATCCTTGAGCAGATTGCTGGAAAGAACATGAACACAGCAGCAGCTCTTATCGAAGGCCTAACAGCAGAAGAAGCAAATATGGCTCAGACCTACGGTGCAGGATCTCTTGGCTATGGATCACAACGCCAGAAGTATTCACAGGTTCAGCGTGAACTCCAGACAACTGGAAACCTTGCTGCTATCTATGGTGAGAACTTCGGAGCCAAGGAAGCAATCGCTGCCGAGTTCGGTGGAGATGTCCAAGCACAAGCACAAGCAGCACGAATTAAGGCAACAGGTGCAGCAGCATTCGGTGGCACAAGTGGTATCGGATCTAAGGCACTAAGAGTTAAAACAGTTTAAGTAACAGGGTGATTGGCAATCATCCGGGTTCGAGACCCGGACACCCACTCCATCTCTAGAAATGCCGGAACTTGAGATGAGTATAAACCCGGAAGTTGGAGCCAATGCATTTCCCCGATTGCATTGTGGCCAGCGACTAACATGAAAAGGGAGTAGGACAAATGTCCAATTACGAACTGGAAGAGGATGACTTCGAACTTGATTCGAACGATGTTCTCGGACAACTACGCAAGGCCAATAAGGCAAAAGAAAAGCAACTGAAAGAAATTCAGGAAGAGCTTTCCAATTTGCGTAAAGAAAAACGAGAGAGAACTATCTCAGAAGTCCTTACAGCTCGAGGAGTGAATCCGAAGATTTCGGCTTTCATTCCACAGGACATCGACCTCACGGAGGAATCGTTGTCGTCATGGCTTACTGAATACGGAGATGTATTCGGTGTGTCACAACCAAACCAATTAAACTCAGCGATACCAGAAGGTTTCGTAGATAATTACAAAAAGGCTCAAGCAACTGTAGATGGCGGCATTAGTGCTGATCGTGAACAGATGATTCAAGCCCAGATGGATGAGGCCGCTGTAAAGGGGCCTGAAGCATTGAAGCAATTATTTGCAGATCTTGGTAAGGCTGGGTACTAACCCAGAAAGGCGGTGCCGTAAATGGCAACCACTCAAATCTCTGGTGTAGGCAACCTCGTAGTCAATGCATATGACACATATGTAAGAGCTGCACTCCGCTCACTTCCTGTCATGCGTTCAGTCGCAGATGTACGACCAGTAGCCCTCACCAACCCGGGAACTACTCTCAAGTTTGCAGTTTATGCTAACTTGGCAGCAGCAACCACAGCATTAACAGAAACATCTGATGTAACACCAGTTGCATTGGCAAACCCATCACAGGTAACAGTTACTGTTACTGAATACGGTAATGCTGTTGAGCAGACAGAGAAGGTCAACATGGCCACATTCTCTTCTATCGACACCATGATTGGTGATGCAATCGCTTACAACGCTGCTGATACTTTGGATCAGCTTGTTGCAACAGCACTAACATCTGGAACAGTAGTTAAGTACGGTGGAAGCCGTACATCAACAGCTACTCTTACAGCTTCAGATGTTCTTTCAACAGCAATGCTTCGTAAGGCACAGACAACACTTCTTGAGGCTAACGCCCAACCTCGTGTTGGTGACCTTTACACATTGTTCATCCACCCACGCCAAGCTTTCGACCTTCGTGCCGAGACTGGTTCAGGCGGATTTGTGGACATCCACAAGTACACAACTGAAAATGTTGGAAACCTATTGACAGGCACCATTGGTGTTCTTGAAGGATTCCAAGTTGTTCAGACATCTCGTGTTCCATCAACAACATCCGGTGCATCTTCAGCTACTGTTTACTCAGCAGTTGCAGTCGGTAAGGAAGCTCTTCTTGAGGCTAATGTTTACGATGTGCAAACAGTCGTAGCACCTCAGATCGACATCCTTCGCCGTAAGTCAGCACTTGGCTGGAAGTACTTCGGTGGCTGGGGCATCTTCCGTGATGCAGCAGTTTGCCGTTTGGAAACAGGCGGATCTGCTCTCTAGTAGAGCATTAGTTGAGGGGGGCAGGGCAACCTGCCTCCCTCTCTATTAAAAGGAGAATCATGGCAAGTTATACATTTTATCCACCGCAGGTAATGGAAGGTTATCCATTGGCTGACAAGTGGTGGCGTAGAGTCGTATCCCAGCGAGGGGTTGCTGTGCTTATCAACAATGGTGAATTGTCTTTATCTCGAGCAGTTACCGAAGATGAACTTAGAGATTATGATTATGTGTTTCTCGGTGGGCGAGGTCACATCGTAGATGAAGCAACAAAAGATATTCTTGTAGGACAAGGCTTTCAGATTAGGACTCAGGCTCAAGCCGACTCCGATTCGAATATAGCCCATAATGGATTTTTAGTGGAGATAGTTTAATGGGATGCAGAACAGGTTGCCCTACTCAGGATCACATCAACTGGGGTGAATGCCTAAAGCAATCAGGTCTACAGGTTAATACTGGAGATGCAAACAGTTCTCGCCTAATGTCACAGAAGAAGTGGGATGCAGAATTAAATGCATACAAGTCTGCTATCGATCAAGGCATTGAACCAGCGACAACAAACATGAAGGATATTCGTGGTGCAGTCGAACTAAGCAACATAGCCGGTAAGGCATTCGACTCAACCAACAACTCATTTAAGGACTGAGTATGACAACCATAATTGGGATTCAAGGTAAGGGCTGGGGTTTAATCGCAGCCGAATCCCTAATAGTGGGTGCAGATCAGAAGTTCATTGCTACCGGTATGGATAAGGTAGTTGAAAAGGGTGAGTATGTAATCGCCTTTGCTGGCGATGCAATCGCCGGGGATATAGCCCTACACAGTTGGAATGCTCCTAAGATTCCACGAGGTGTGAACCTAGATAAATTTATGATGACAGATTTATTGCCATCACTTAAGCAAGCTTACGCAGATTATGGATACGACCCATCGCCTAAGACTGCCGATAACGACCCCAAAGATGGATCAGGTTTTGATGCATTGATCTGCCTTCGAGGAAAGATTTATCAAATTGATAATGACTTTTCTTGGGTAAGAGATGACCGTGGAATATACGGAGTTGGATCTGGAAGTTCATATGCACTTGGTGCATTAGCCAGAGCCACACTATCCCCAACGAACACAAGAACAGCAGCTAACGAAGCTCGTAAGGCAATAGAGATTTCCATCTCGTTTGATATAAACAGCGGTGGGAAAGTCAAGGTCATAACTCAAAGGGAGAAGCAAATGCCAAAAGTCGGAAAGAAAGAATTCCCATACTCAGCAAAGGGTATGAAAGATGCCAAGATGGAAGCAAAGAAGTCTGGCAAGCCAATGAAAAAAGCTATGCCTAAGAAAATGGGCAAGAAGAAGTAAATGGCCGAGAAGAGAGATCCCCGGCTAAAGAAGGCCGGGGTATCTGGCTTTAACAAGCCAAAGAAAACTCCATCTCACCCAAAGAAGTCTCATGTTGTTGTTGCAAAGGTTGGAGACAAGGTGAAGACAATTCGCTTTGGGCAACAGGGTGTATCAGGTGATAAGAAGCCAACAGCAAGACAAGCATCATTCAAAGCTCGTCACGCAAAGAACATCGCTAAAGGAAAAATGTCAGCAGCCTATTGGGCAGACAAGGTGAAGTGGTGAAAAAGAAAACAGCATTCTGGGATAAAAAGAATCCCAATAAAAAATCTACTCCATTGACTCCGGCACAGAAAGCAAAGGCTAAGGCTTCTGCTAAGAAGGCTGGAAGACCATATCCAAATTTAGTAGATAACGCAGCAGCAAAGAGAAAGGCTAAGTAATGGCAACTGGTACCAACGGAAGCACACTCCATGCAGAACTTAATCGCCTCGCTAATGGTGGCACCTATCCTGCTATTCAGTCATATGTAGGTGCAGCTAAGGCTGCAAACACTTGGGCTGGAACTACAGGGTTAAGCGTTGTTGGTGCCTTAAATGTCAAGGCTGGTAACACTCGGCCTAATTACAAAGACCTTCGTGGTGTCTGCAATCAACTTGGTGGAACTACTGATAAGGCTGCTGCCGCAGCCCTGAGAGCGGTGAGTGAATGACAACAACATTTAGTGGACTCATAGAACGAGTCCTTGGGCAGATCCAGAGTTATGGGGCCCAACAGGAAACCGCTACTTGGATCAACCAATCTGGTGGTATTGCTACTACTACAGCCACAGATTTCATAGTCAATGAGACTGCCCAAATGGGTCGTGGCATCATCGAGGTTGGATCTGAACTGATGTATGTGGATCGGACAGACAACCTAACCAAGCAGGTCTACCTTGCCCCTTGGGGTAGGGGTTTTAGAGGCACCACAGCCTCTACGGCGGCCAATCAGACCAAGGTGGTAATTGCACCTCAATACCCACGATTCATGGTCAAGCAGGCTATTAACGACACAATTCAGGCTGTCTACCCAGAACTTTTTGGGGTAGGCACACACACCTTTAGCTTTAACTCAGCCGTTACTGCCTACTCGCTTCCGGCTACTGCCGACTATGTCCTTAATGTTAAGTGGCAGACCATTGGCTCAACCAAGGAATGGCTCAATGTCCGTAGATATGACACAGACAAGACTGCCAACACAACAGTATTTGCCAATGGCAAGACCATCAACATCTTTGACATGATTGATCCGGGCAGAACTGTTCAGGTTATCTATGCCAAGGCTCCATCAGTTCTCTCTGCCGAGAATGACATCTATGAAACAGTAACTGGTCTGCCATCTTCTACTATCGATGTAATTGTTTATGGAGCTATTGCTCGACTTATCGTTGGTTCAGATGCTGCACGAATCCCAAGCCAGACAGTAGAAGCAGACATGATGGATCAATCCAAGCCAATCGGTGGCGGAACTTCCGTTGCACGATTCTACCTTGGTCTATACCAGCAACGACTACAGCAAGAAGCTGCTGGCCTTCGAGATCTTTATCCACCCCGACTCCACTATACGAGGTAACCAATGGCCCAGAAAAGATACTACGCCTCAACAGCAAAACAGGCATCGCTATCAACAGGTATCGATAGTACTGTTCAATCACTCACGCTTGACCTAGTAACAGGTTTCCCAAGCAACTACCCTTACACCTTGGTTATCGATCCAGATACCAACAAAGAAGAACTCATTAGTGTTACTTCATCCGGTGGTGGAACTACTCTCAATGTAACTCGTGGTGCAGACTCCACAGCAAATGTGGCTCACTCCGCAGGAGCTACGGTTCGCCATGTTGTTTCTGGTCAGGACTTTAACGAGTTCTCAGCTCACATTGGATCTGCTGCTGTTCCAACAACAGCAGGTGTCCACGGAGTAACCGGTAATGTGGTCGGCGATACAGATGCACAGACTCTTTCAGCAAAGATTCTAGATGGTGCAGTAATTGCAAATGGTGGCATCCAGTTTGAGGGTGCAACTGCCGATGCTTATGAAACTACTCTTACAGTAGTTGATCCAACAGCAGACCGAACAATTACTCTTCCTAATGCCACAGGCACAGTAACCCTTGATGGGGTTGCATCTACTCTTACATCTAAGACAATCACAAGCGGAACCTTGGGTTCTGATCTTGCTGCTGGAACCTACAAAATTACAGGTCTTGGAACTCCATCTGCTAATACAGATGCTGCTACCAAGGCTTATGTAGATACTCAAGTTTCAAACCTTGTCGATGCAGCACCGGGTGCTTTAGATACCCTTAATGAATTAGCTGCTGCTATCAATGATGATGCAAGTTTCTCAACCACAGTAACTAACTCGATTGCTACCAAGGTTTCTAAGTCCGGTGATTCTATGACCGGTGCTTTATCAATGGGCAATAGTAAGATTACAGATCTTGCAACCCCTACATCATCTACTGATGCAACTAACAAGTCATACATTGATACTTTGTTTGGATCAACATCTTCGGCTGCTACTTCCGCAACATCCGCAGCTACATCAGCTACTTCTGCTGCTACATCAGCATCAAGTGCTTCGACTTCTGCATCCTCTGCTTTAACCTCTGCTACTTCAGCAGCGACAAGTGCTTCATCTGCTGCTACTTCGGCAAGTTCAGCAGCATCAACCTATTCATCTTTGATTGATGTTACTGGTGCTGGCCTTGTCCGTGATATGGGAACCATTGTAGATCCAGATACAACATCAACTACTTATATCAACATCTCTACTGTTGCTGCATCAGCAGCAACTTCAGCAACAAGTGCAGCAACCTCTGCTAGTTCAGCCTCAACTTCAGCGACATCAGCAGCGACATCTGCATCAAGTGCAAGCACTTCAGCATCTAGTGCAGCAACATCAGCATCTTCTGCGGCCACTTCAGCCACCTCGGCGGCTAATAGTGCAACTGCAGCAGCAAGCTATATCCCAGCGATCTCCGGTGGGGTTAGTGGTTACTTCTTAACAAACAATGGAACAGCCGCTTCTTGGGCATCCTTAGCAGATTGGGGAACGATCTAATGCCATTCGCATTCCAACGCCGTAGAGGAACTACGGCACAACACGCATCCTTTACAGGACTACTGGGCGAATTGACAGTAGATACTGATAAGGACACAGTAGTAGTACATGATGGATCCACAGCAGGTGGATTCCCTCTAGCTCGTGCAGCCGGTGGAACTCTTGCCGATACAACTATCAGAGGCATCGAAGAAGATATTAACATTGTGGCATCAGCCGCAACTGGAACTATCAACTTTGAATTTGGTACAGCATCGATCTGGTATTACACATCCAATGCAACAGCCAACCACACACTTAACTTTAGATACAGCAGCTCCGTGTCTCTTAACACGGCCTTGCCGGTAGGAGACACTCTTACCCTTGTATGGCTAAATACCAATGGTGGAACCGCTTATTATCCAAACACTATTCAAATTGATGGAACATCGGTCACTCCAAAGTGGCAGGGTGGAACAGCAGTAGCTGCTGGTAACGCATCATCTATTGATGCCTATGTATTTACAATCATCAAGACAGCATCTGCAACATTTACTGTATTAGCATCGCAAACCAAGTTTGCTTAATAGGGGGTAGTCATGCCATTGCTTACAACGCAATCTGCTAAAGGTTTTGGTTTTGGGGCTTTTGCAGCAGCAGGAGATACTTCTTATGAATCTATTGCATCAGTATTAACATCAAGCACAACTTCTGAGATTAACTTCTCATCTATTGCTGGCACATATGCACATTTGCAAATAAGAATGTATAACATGGGTTCTGACCAAGCAAATGTATTTATGCAGGTTAATGGAGATACTGGAAACAATTACTACTGGCATGAAGTGTATGGTGATGGAAGTGCTGTAACAACTGGATGGTCTAGTGGTGCTGTTAATCATATTAAAACATCGTATCACCATAACTCTGGAACTAATCACTCTGGACAGGGCGTTGTAACAATACTTGATTATGCAAACACTTCTAAGAAGAAGACTGTTAATGCTTTTAGCGGATCACAGGCTAATACCACTACAACTGGATATGTATTACATCGTTCTGGTCATTGGACAGGAACTGCTGCAATATCAAGCTTAAGGTGTTTTATGCAAGCAGGAACTTTTAAGGTAGGAACTCGTATCTCACTTTACGGAATCAAGGGGTAAAAAATGCCAGCAACATATGACCACATTGCCAGTTACACAGTAACTGGATCTTCAACAGCAAACATTACTCTTTCTTCAATTCCTGCTACATATACGGATCTTGAAATAATTACATCATTTAGATGTTCTACTGCACATAACAACGATAGTGCTTCCATTGTATTAAATAGCGATACAGGAAATAATTATTACTGGACTCAAATTAAAGGCCCTACTGCCGGAAGTCCATATAGTAATCAAAGTGGATCAACGGGTCGGGCAGCAGGATTAGCAGTAAATGATATGCCTTCAGCATCTGGAAGGTTTTCATCAGATACTATTTCCATCAATGATTATTCAAGCACCGTAGGATATAAACATGTTTTTTCTAAATTTGCCGGAGATGCTCCCGGAGCTTTTTCATTTATGTGGGCAAACACATCAGCTATAAACTCAATAAGATTTACCTGTGATACCTCTGGTGATACCTTCCAAATTGGATCTACAATAAATATCTATGGAATAAAGGCGGCTTAACATGGCAAATACTTACAAGTTAATAAGCAAAAACATTTTAAGTGCAACCACAACTACAATTACATTGTCTTCAATTCCAACAACATATACACATCTAAAGCTTCTTATTAGTGATCGTGGATCTTCTAATACTTTAGATGCATCTGAAATATGGTTTAATGGTGGAACTGCTGCTTCATATGTAAATGGATATTTTGATGCAAATGATGGCGGAACTCCTAGAAGTGGACAAGCTGGTTACTATGCATTCATTACCACACCAAATAATTACGGCACAAATATATTTGGTTTCACCGAAATACTAATTCCAAACTATAATGGATCGCAGGATAAAAATATGGCATCTTGGTTCAACCAAGAAAATACTGCAAGCAATCAATATAATGGTTTTACTAGAACCTATACAGCAGTCACATCAGCAATATCATCACTTTCATTAAACATTCGTAATGGTGATTTTGTTGTTGGAACATCAATGCATCTATACGGACTATCAAATACATAAGGAGAAAAAATGCCAAACCCAACTCGTACAGTAATTTGCTGTGGAGGCTGTGATCCAAAGTGTGGTAACTGTGGTGTAGCAGTACAAATTGAAATGACAGATGCTGAAGTTACAGCAGAAGCTGCATTTCGCATAGAGCTTGATGCTCAGGTAAGTGCAGAAAGAGCTGCATTAGCAGCAAAGGAAGTTCTAAGAACATCTGCTAAAGCAAAGCTTGTAGCAGGAGAACCGTTAACTGAAGAAGAAGCAGCACTAATAGTTCTTTAGTTTTGAAACAGGGGCAGTTTCGGGAGTGTCCTCGCCCAATGTCATAAGTAAGAACTCTCATAATTTTCTATAAGGAGATGGCGTGGTATTAAAGCAATCTAAAGCACCGGACATTTCAGAGTCCGTCATCCTCGACCTCACAGGTCGAAGCTCTCAATACTATGATCCAAACACCTATGCCTTTGATGTGGCTATTGGTGGTCTGCCATTCCTTCTGAATGTGAACGACACAACTCCTTATCGTAGATCTACTGCTCGATGGAAGTATGAGCGTGTTGACCAAGCTCGTGAACCGGGTGAGCAGACTCTTGACTCAGGTCTTTGGGTTCGATCTCAGACATCCTTTCACCTTGGCGAAGGTGTCCAGTTTCAGGAAGCACTAGAAGGTAACGCAGAACAATTACGCTTCCGTTACTTTACCGGACAGGGCATTGACCCATGGACTCCGGGCCAGATCTCTTTACTTAAAGATACAACCAAAGTTTATCCAGCAGCAACCAACTCATCCGGAAGAGTAATCTCACTACCTGCCACCATTAACGGAACAGATTATCTATTA